CTGAGTTATTACTCATAGACCTCCAATTCGGTATAGTCCCTAAATCCCATCTTTTTGATTTCAAAAACTCCAAATCATCAAAATCACCTAACGCAATTTGAGCCGAGCGTCTTACATTTCCCGCAACAACAACAAAACCTATTATATTCATTATATCTAAACAATCTATAGGTCTTAATTTTTTACTCGCCCTTGAATTTAATATTCTATGTATTTCTCCGATTCCCCAACATAAATCTTCAGGACCAGACGCGGTACCACCAAAACCTTTAATTAACGCTCCTTTTGAACGAATACAAACAGTTGAATAAGTAAACCCTTCTCCACCGTAAAAATGAGCTTTTAAAACTTTACCAAGTAATTTAACCCATCCTTCTCTAGTATCGGGCACAATATAATCAGCGTCCTTCGTATCCTTTCTCTCAATCTTTATTTTACCTTTAAGTTTAGGTAGTTGGTAAACATTATGTTTTTGAATATTATATCCAACACCGCTACCTAACATCAACATCTCAAAACACCATGTGAATGGTCTAATTGGTCCGTTTACTACTGTAAAAGCACAATTTTGTAATGATGGTAAACCTAATTTATCTACTGTTTTTGTGCCTAATTGCCACATAAATCTACCTGCGGTTGAGAATTTTAATTTCATTCTTAACTCAGCATATCTTTGTTTTTCTTCTTCGGTAAAACCAACATTAAGTTGTTTATCTGACGTATCCAATTCTCTTTGAACTACTTGCCAAAATTCTTCTGTTTTAGAATTTGGGTCATCTTCTTTAATTTTTCTTGAATAAGTTCTTTTGAATGTAATGTATCCAATTTCTCCCCAAGGAACCTCAATGTCTTTAATATTCATAATTCTTTTTTTTTATTTTTTTGGTTATTGTTTTTCTCTTTCTTTTCTTTTATCAATCAAATCCTTGATTCGTTGTCTATTTCTTTCTTCTGTCTGTTCTTCAAGACCTAAGAATGTTACTGATGATTCTGTATCGATATCTAACATACCGTTATCAAATTTACAGTTTTCAAATACAACACCATCATCACCGATTCTTGATTTAGTTATTGCTATAGTCGCCAATTTCATTTCTTTTTGTTGTAGAGATTTAGCCACGGTAATGATTACGTGCCCAACCTGAGCTTTTTTGATAGAACCACCCATTTGGTCTGTAGTTACCACATCAGAAGAGATTGAACTTCTATTACCCTGAGTTGCGGTCCATCCAACTAAATCCAACTCATGACACATTGATTCAAATGCTCTCATAACAGAACCTTCAGATTTCCATTCGTCACCTAAATTTTTATCAGGTACCACACAATCAATATAATCAAGTAATACCATGTCAATCTTAATACCGTCAGCAATCATTTTTCTGATTTGTCCTTTGATTTGTAACATAGTTACAGTATCCGATGGTAATTTTTTAAGTATTAACTTATTCTCCATAGAGTCTTTAATCTCTTTGACTTTAGCCATTACTTCTTCTTTCTTTATAGTTAACTCGTCAGGATGTACTTTTGTCCATAATGTGATGTGTTTTCTTTGAATGATTTTTGGGTTGTCCTCAAAAAATATTTGTAGAACATTATACCCTAAATTAAATGCGTGATTTGAGATTTTAGTTAACAATGTTGATTTACCAACACCTGTTGGTGCTAATATTACACCGATTTCCCCTCGTGCTAAACCACCTTTTAAGAGTCTATCAATACCTGGGATACCCATTGGTATTGGATGTCTATAATCTTCGTTTAAAACCTCATCTAAGTTATTAAAAACGTCTTCCGTACCATCTTGTCTCTCCCCTACTTGTAACGCTTGTCTAACAAGTGTTTCCAAAGTATCGTAGTTTTCAAACTCTCCCCCGTCAATCACTTTTTGAGCCTTAGTAATCGCTTTCTGTAACTCTTGTTGTTTACAGAATTTTAACGATTTCTCTTGAACAAATTCTTGTCCCTCGGTTGGAGCGTCTTTAATTTTTGTTAAAGTATCTAACACAATTTTAGACGCCAACTCTTGTTGTAGTTCTGATTTTGTAATTTGTTCTAAAGTATCAAACGTTGGGGTGTGTTCGTATTTGGAGTAGTACTCCTTTATCATTTGAATGATTATCTTAAAGTATTTGTTTTCAAAATAATTATTCTCAATTACATCGATAATTGACCTTGAAAAGTCTTTATCCACGATGATTTGGTTTAATAACTGTATCTGAAAAGTACTCCCTAAATAATCAAAATTTTTGTTTGATGCCATGTGTTTTTAGTATTGTTTAAGATAAATATTAAGGCTTAGTCGGAATTCCAAGGTACTCGTATGTTAAATTTTCAGTTGAAAAAATGTCAGTTAATTCCGAAAGTATACTTTTTATGTGCGGGCGTATGTCTACGGTGTATCTTATCTTTGGTGGGAAGATTTTTGCGTCCATCTGTCTATGACAAATTGTCATATCTCCGTCCTTAATAAAAATGTTAAAATGTTCAGGACCGTCAGTATTTGATGTTTCAAGCATCATTGGGTTCTGTTTAATCTCGTAAGAATTATCCAACAAATAAGTCGTCGCCTTCATTTTTAAATCGTGCTCTAAAATCCCTTTTAACTCATAAAGGTATTCATAAAACTCAAGTGAGTTTTTTGCCTCAGGGATATAATTTCTCACATTAAAAAATCGTTGGACGATGATGTTGTTGTTAACCATCATTAAAAATTCTAACTTTGTTGTTTCTTGGTCTTTCATAATCATTATTATTTTTTTTTATAATTTTTCTTCTCTTTTCTTGTTAATTTTAGAAATGGGGTTAAGAAGTTTACCCAATTATTATCTCCTTTAGGTAAAAATTTAAAGAATCCATCCTCCATCATCATTTTAATGATATTCCTATGTCCTCTCCCATCTGGGTCTAAAGATTCTGTGTAATATAGTTCTACGAGTGTTTTACCTTCATCGGTAATTAGTGGGTTTGATAAGTCTACAATTTTTTCATTAATCTCAAAAAATTCGTTTCCGTAAATTCCTGTTTTTGTTTTTCCTGATAGAAGATTTTTTAATACTGTATTATCTTTATCCTCAGATAACAATCTTTCCGCCTTTGTTAAAATGTCGGTTATATTAACCGTTTCGTCAAGTAACTCAGGAAATAATTTAATTAAAGTTTTTTCACCTAAATAATAAATCCCATCAATATTATCGGATTTATCTCCTGCCAATATTTTATAGGTTTTTACGTTCTCATGTGGAATGGAATAGTCGTAGATTTTGATTTTATCCCCGTTCTTATACGTTTGTTTTACTGATGGGGAATAGACACTCACCTTATCGGAAATAAGTTGTGTAAGGTCTTTATCTGACGAAAAAATGGTTTTAAATTCGTTGTGAGAAATCTGACAATAGTAAGCAATTAAATCATCCGCCTCATTATTGGTGACATTTATCTGTCTAATAAACATCTCCTCTAAATATTGTTTTACTCGTTCTTTTTGGGATTGGAAGGAACTCTCTTTGTACTCATTAATTTCCTTTGCACGATTTTCTTTGTATCTTGGATAGAGAAGTTTTCTACTTAAAGAATTGTCTTCTCCATCCCAAAATACAACTACTTTATCAAAATTTTGTTCTTCAATAAATCTTCTAATAGTATTTAGGAAATGCCATATACCACCAATATGTTTACCGTCATGATAAAAATCTTTTACCCCATGAAAACCTATTTTCATTAAATTGGTGCCGTCAACCAAAAGTGTTTTTATCACATTAGTTATTTTAAATTATTACTACTAGTTTGTTACTCTTTTTCAAATTATCCTCAGCCCATAATGGTTGAAGATTTTCATAATGACACAACTTATAAAGTTCGTCTTCTGTTTTTGCAGATGATAATGGAATGATGTGGTCAATATGCCACTCACTCCTGTTATCCCAAGTCATACCATCAGTAAATTGGGTTTCTAAATGTTCTTTTAAAAATTGCGGGGAACAACCTACAATGTCAAAAGTTTTATTTTTTTTGGTTATGTTAAGAATTTTTAAATACTTCCACAGTCT